CAGAGAGAGGCTTGGAGGGTCAGAATCAGAGAGTTGGAGGGGTGAGGTTTTTCGCATGGGTATCAGTAACGATATTAAAAAACGCGAGGTTATTTACTACGACGTTTCGCCCGCCGTATCGCGTCTTACAAAGGCGTATTGCAGTATTGCAATAGTTACCGCTTCCGGCAAGGGCTTAACAGTATGTTCCGCCGAAAGCCGCAAACACAAACCGCCCCCGAAGAATCGGCGGGCATATTAAAAAAGGAGTGATACAAATGCTTACAGCGGAACAACTGGCAGAATTGACGTTACAACATTCACGCGAAATCACGGCTTTACAGGAAAGCACGAAGTCCGCGCACCACCGTATTGCCGAAAACAACAAAATCGCGGAAAGCGTGAACGCCCTTGCAAACAGCGTTACGGAAATGACAACAGAGATTAAGCACTTGACGCGGCGCGTTGATACCTCTATTGAAAAAATAGAAACCGGGCAAAAGGCGCAGGGTGAGAGAATCGGGAAAATTGAAACGCTCATTTTGAAAGTGGAGCGGAACGAAAAGTATATTGAGGAACATAAAAAGCGGCTTGACGCAATCGAAAAAGCCCCCGCCCACAAATGGGACAAGTTTACATGGCTTGTTTTCGCCGGGGTTGCGGGGGCAATTATAGCGTTCGTCATGTCGCGGATATTATAAATAAAGGGGGCGCGGATAATTGGGAGTATATATTATAATCGGCGCGGCGGCGTTTATTGTGGGGGTTGTTGTTGCCGCAATATGTATCGACGCATTGATTAAGGCAAACAAAGCCCGCGCCTATAAACGGCGAAAGGCGGGCGAAAAAGAAAAGCCGGAAAAAAGCAAGCGCAAAATTGAGTTTTCAAAGCTCATACTTGCGCTTGTTTTATTACCGTACTTTTACGGCGTACATATCGGCGCAAAAATCGTAACCCTTGACGTTTCGCAATTAGCGGTATTTTTAGGATTTATCGCCGCGCCGACCGCCACCGCAATCGGCTTTTACGCATGGAAAGCAAAGGCGGAAAATATGGCGAAAATCCGCAAGGCATATCCCGAGGAAACGCGGGATATTGACCTTAACAACATTCACACATAAGGGGGTAAAACGATATGACACAGGCGCAAAAAGCATTTATTGAACGAGTGGGAAACGCCGCAACCGCCGACATGAAAACGTACCGCATACTTGCTTCGTTGAAAATAGCGCAAGCGATTTTAGAGAGCGGGTGGGGTACGTCCGGGCTTGCGGTCAAGGCAAACGCCCTATTCGGCATTAAAGCCGATTCGCGGTGGAGCGGGCGCGTTTTCAACACAAAAACGCAAGAATGTTACGATGGCATAAACTTTACAACGATTGACGCGGCGTTCCGCGCCTATGATTCGTGGGAGCAATCAACCGCCGACCATTCCGCATTTTTGACGGCTTCGGCGCGGTACGCCGCCATTGTCGGGGAGCGGGATTATAAGGCGGCTTGCCGCGAAATCCACGCCGCGGGGTACGCCACCGACCCGACATATCCCGAAAAGCTCATTAAACTAATTGAGCAATGGAATTTAACGGCGTATGACGCGCCGGAAACGAACGGAGGTAATACAATGAAAATCACCCTTGACCCCGGACACGGGGAGCGTGGCAACCCGTACCCGCCGAAGCCGGGATTTTTTGAAGGTACTCAGATGTGGAAATTGGCGCAATTTATGACCGTCGAACTTGAAAAACGCGGCTTTGAGGTTGTAAACACGCGCCCGAAAATCACCGACGACCCGAGCGTTGACGCAAGGGGCGCAATGGCGGCGCGTAACGGTTCGGTTATGTTTTATTCCCTGCATACCAACGCCCCCGCTTCAGCAACACAAACAACCGTAACGGGTTCGGAAATATTCGTAAGTGTAAAAGGGGCGCAATTTAGACCCTTTGCCGAGCAACTACTTAACAATATTTGCGGCGTTATGGGGCATAATTCAAGGGGCGTTAAAACCCGCGCTTCGGACAGCGACCCGCAAAATGATTGGCTTGGCGTGTTGCGTTCGTCCGCGAACGGCGGCTTGCTTTGTACAATGCTTGCCGAATTTGGCTTCCACACAAACCCGAAGGACGCGGCATTTTTAACGAATGATGATAATTTACGGCGTTTGGCAGCGGGACAAGCGGAAATTATAGCCGCTTATTTCAAAACGTGAGCGATACCCGCAACCCCCTCACAGCCCGCCACTCCGTCCACAGAATACAAGGTGGGGGACATAGTAGAGTTTAAGGGCGGCGGGGTTTATAAATCGTCCACGGCGCATACGCCCGCCGTTACCCGCAACCGTTCACTTTGCAAAGTGACAGTAATTGCCCCCCGCGCCCGCAATGAGTATCACCTTGTCAGCGAGGACGGCGGCAATGTATGGGGGTGGGTTGTTTCGGAGGACGTCGCGGCAATCGGCGGCGGTACGCCGAGCGGCGCGGCAACGTCGGCAAAGTCTGTTGATGAGATAGCGCGGGAAGTTATTCGCGGCTTGTGGGGCAACGGTCAGGAACGCGCAAATAGGCTTACAGCCGCAGGACATGACGCAGGAGCGGTGCAAGCGCGGGTGAATCTGTTGGTGAAATAAATAATTGTGTCCGATTCGGACACATACAAACACAAGAAACCCGCCGAGGTTATCAGCCCCGGCGGGCATATTTTTGGGAGAGGTTATAATGGTAGACAATAAAGGGCGTTATTTTTGCAGTTGTGAAAAGGAAACGGGGCTTGATATTTGCGATAAATGCCGCGAGAGCGTAAACGCCCCCGGCTATGACGATATATACAAAAATCATTTCAAAGAAAAAGCAAAGAAAGTAGCAGAAACGGAAAAACACTTCGGGCATATAGAGGGTTGCGAACCGCTTATGAGCCACGCCATTGACGAAGCGGAGTTTGACGCAATAGATAAAGCAATACAAGCGGGCGAAATAACACCTATTACACAAAGCCGAATATTACGTTTGGGGGCAATGACATTAGGGTTGCGCCCCCGCCGCGAAAGTACGCCGCAAAGGGTTGTTATAGACATTGACCCGGCTTGTCCGTATGTATTGGTTCGTTTTATCGTTGGCGAATGTAATCTTGATAAGCCGTAATATAATCGGGCGGGACTTCGCGCCACGGACAATTTGAGGGAACAATTAAACCGCCCGGAAACGGCGCGGAATTATGCCATTGTACAAGCAGAGCTTCCATTAAGCCGGACTTGCCTTGTATAATGCTTGTCATAATGTCGCGGCTTTTTAGCTTCTCATAAAATGCCGACCGCTCATCAACGGAAGCCGACCGTAAATCAATTCCATAATTTATCATTTTCATAATCAACCCGCCTTTCAGAAGTAAACGCCCGGCGCTACATTTACAGCGGCGGGCGTTTCTTTGCTTCCGTTGTTATCTATGGATAACAACCCCGAACAACCCATTTACAAATATAAACGAGGGGTTCGGATTTGAAATAATCTGGCGGGGAGGGGTTCGAGAATGAAGCCATAGACTTCGGCTTTACAAACAAGGAAACCATAACAACGGCGGCGAATAAATGGAGCGCGGCAACCGCCGACCCGATAAGCGACCTTAAAAAGTGGCGCAAGCAAGTACAGAAAACGGGCTTCGTAAACTGTAATGTTTGCATTATGGCGGATAACGTCGCGACAGCGTTCATCAACAACGCAAAGGTTAAAGAGCTTTTAGACATAAAGGCGTATGACCTTGCCGTGATTAAACCGCGGGAGCTTCCGAACGGAGTTACCTATATCGGAACAATCAACGGCATGGGGCTTGACATCTACACATACACGGAATGGTTCTTGGACGATTGGACGAACCCCGCCGCCCCCGAGCAAAAGCCGCTTGTCCCCGACAACACCGTTATGCTCCTGTCAACGTCCGCGGCGTACTCTATGTATTACGGCGCGGTGACAATCCTTGACGGCAAGGGCGGCGCGGCGGAAACCTTTAGGACGGTAGAGGGCGCGAGAGTTGCCGATGCATGGACGGCGCGTAAACCCGCCCGCCGCTTCTTACAGCTTAACAGTCTTCCCCTTCCCGTACCGCATGAGGTTGACAGTTGGTTCGTTGCGGTTGTGATGTAATGCCGGGGTTCAAGGCGCAAGCGAAGCGCGACCTCAAAACGGTATTTCACAATACAAACGAACACGCGGACAAATTACGGGTTGAGTATAACGGCAAAAAGTACAATATCCCCGTTGTGGTAGACCATGACGGGGCGCGGGATAGGGTGAAGCCGTCAAGCGATAACGCGGGCGGTATTTTTATTGCCGACATGACCGTGTATATATCGTTTTATGACCTTAAAATTGTACCGCGCAAGGAAACGGAAATTATCATTGACGGGACCGGCTATAACATCATAAAGGCAGATTGTTTAGAGGGCGAAATAACGCTTGACTTGGAGTTGATGGACGAATGATTGAGGTAACGAACGAGGTTACACGCGAGAGCTTAAACCGCATACAACTCATTTTAAGCGGCGTTCCGAAGGGCGCGGAAAAGGCGTTAGGAAGCGTCATATCCCGCGCACAGTCCACCGTTCGCACAATGGCGGTAAAGGAAATAACAAAGGTGTACAGTATAACGCAGCGGGACGTAAGAGCGGAAAGCAACATACGCTTGCGGACGAACACGGACAACGGCGGGGTAATAGGGACGGTATCATTTTCCGGCTTCAAAATCCCGCTTTACCGTTTCAATGTAACACCTAAAAAGCCCACACAGAGCAAAGCGGGGGTAAAAGTACCCGTCAACATCAACGGGCAATGGGTATTAGTAACACCCGGCGCAACAGTCAAAGCGGCGCAAAAAGCGGGCAATCCGCAGGTTAAATTTAACAACGCCTTTATCGCAAAGATGAAAAACCCTAAAAAAGACCATTACGGGGTATTTGAGCGGGAAGGCGTTAAGCGGTTGAAAATCAAAGAGATTATGGGTTCGTCCGTCGCTCAAATGGCGGGCAACGCCGCCGTGCTTGACAAAGTGGAAGCCGCCACGCTTGATACAATCGAAAAGCGGACGGAACATGAAATTACCCGCATATTAAACGGTTACGGAGGTAAGCAATGACACCTATAATTTTACTTGAAAGGCTCAAGGAGTTTATAGAGGAAAAAACGGCGGACATTATCTTACCCGTTCGTCCCGTGGAAAACAAAACCTTGCCCGCGCCGAAGCCGCGGGGCAAACAGCCCGAACCGCCGGAGGGCGAAGCAACGCGCCGCGCCCCCGAGGTTCATTTAATGCGGCTTCCCGACAAGGACGCGGAAACAAACCGCATACCGTATATCCTCTTGCAATTCTTGACGGGGACGGACGAACACCCCGACAACGAGCCGGACAGCGAATGTAAAATACGGGTTATCATTGCAACATATTCCAAAAACGACAGCGCGGGCGCAATGGACGTATTAAACATTATTACCCGTATTCGCGTTGCGTTGCTGAAAGCGGGCGAAGTGGGGCAACAATTCTTACTTCGGCAACCGCTTGAATATTTAGTTTACCCGGACGATACGCGCCCTTATTTTTGCGGGGAGCTTATGACCGTTTGGGAAATGCCTACTATTGAAAGGGAGGTTCACACACATTATGTCGAATAAAAAAACCGTGTCCGATTCGGACACAACGACAAACGCGCCCGAGGGGGCGACGCCGAACGGTAAGGGACGGTATGAGGGCGTAACAAACTTCGCCTATATCGGACCGTCGTTGCCGGGGGGAAAATTACAAAGCAATACCGTTTTATGCGGGACATACGCCGAAATCACGGAGTATTACAAAGACGCAATCGAGATTTACCCGAGCGCGGCGCGGCTTATTGTACCCGTGACGCGGCTTGCGGAATCCCGCGAAAAAATCAAAACGAGCGGCAACCTTTTGTACAACTACAATACGGAAATTGCCGCCGCGATTAAAGCGAGAGGAGAGGAAGAATAATGGCATATTATCATGGCGTAAGGACGCGGCAAGTTGAAACGTCAATATCAACGCCCGTAACAGCGGCAAGCGGCATTACCTTTGTCGTTGGGACCGCTCCCGCGCATACGGTCAACACAACACCGTCAAGCGCGGGCAACGTCAACGAGCCGATTATGGCAATGAACAACGGCGAAGCCGTGGGCGCGTTAGGGTATGGGGACGATTGGGGCAAGTACAGCCTTTGCGAAGTTATGTACAATCATTATCGGTTGTATCAGACCGCGCCCGTTGTATTTGTAAACGTCCTTGACCCGACAAAGCATAAACGCGCAATGACGCCGCAAGCGTTTCCCGTGGTTGACAAGCGGGCGTATTTGCCGCTTGAAGCAATCAAAAGCACGGTGAAAATCAGCGCCTATAAAGCGGGTGAGGACTTCGACCTTTTCTATGACAACAACGCGCTTGTCGTTGAAATCATAGAGGGCGGCGCAATCCCGCAAACCGTAACGGAGCTTAACGCGGAGTGGGACGAGGTAAACCCCGCAGCGGTCACGAAAGCCGACATCATAGGCGGGTTCAACGTAACGACCAAAAATACAAGCGGCTTTGAGCTTATCGAAGCGGTATTTCCGAAATACGGGCTTGTTACGGACGTTGTTATATGTCCGGGGTGGTCACATGACGCGGAGGTTGCCGCAATCATGGGCGCGAAAGCCGCGAAAATCAACGGGGTATTTGAAGCAAAAGCCCTTATTGACGTTGACACAAAAACCGTAAAGCACTATGCGGACGCGCCCGCGTGGAAAAAGAAAGAAAACATCAACGACAAAACGCAAATTTGCCTTTTCCCGAAATTCAAACTTGCCGAACGCATATTTCACGCTTCGACGCAGGCGGCGGGGCTTATGGCAAATGTTGACGCAAACAACAACGGTTGCCCGTCTGAAAGCCCGTCAAACAAGCTCTTAAAAATCAACGGCGCGGTATTGGACGACGGAACGGAGGTATTGCTTGACCTTCAGCAAGCAAATTACCTTAACAGCAACGGCATTGTGACCGCGCTTAACTTTATCGGCGGCTTTGTCTTATGGGGTAACGAAACGGCTTGCTTCCCCGCAAATACGGACGTAAAGGACTATTTTATACCCGTGTCCCGTATGTTCGGGTGGGTTGCAAATTCCGTTGTCCTCACCTATTGGGGCAAGGTTGACAAGAAAATGACGCGCCGCTTCGTTGACAGCGTTATTGACAGCCTCAATATATGGCTTAACGGGCTTACTTCGGAGGAACACCTTTTAGGCGGGCGCGTTGAGTTCCGCGACGAGGACAACAGCTTGACCGCGCTTATGAGCGGCAAGGCTTCCTTCCGCATATACTTGACCCCGCCCAGCCCCGCAAAAGAAATCGAATTTATTCTTGAATATGACCCGTCGTATGTTTCGGCGGCGTTATTGTAAGGGAGGGAAAAAAGATGGCTAAAATCAACGAAACCGTTATAAATTTTCAAGTGTACGAAAACGCCACGGAGTATTACGGCATGGCGGAAGTAGGGTTGCCCGAAATCTCAAACATAACAAACGAGGTTAAGGGCGCGGGAATAAGCGGGACGTTTGAAAGCGTTGTTTTGGGACACCTTGAAGCAATGACGCTTACGCTCAATTTCCGAACGCTTGTAAGGGACGCGGTGGCTTTGCACGAACCCCGCGACCATCAAATTGACTTGCGGGTTGCGCAACAGGACAAAGACACGGTAACGGGGCAAACGAAGGTGGTTGCGCTCAAACACGTTTTTGTATGCAAGCCGAAAAAGTTAAACCCCGGCAAAGTTGCCCCCGCAACAGCCGCGGACGCAAGCGGCGAATATGCCGTAACCTATTGGGCGACGTTCATTGACGGCAAAAAAACCCTTGAAATTGACATACTCAATTTCATTTACTTTGTGAACGGTACGGATTATCTTGCGGACGTTCGCAAAGCGTTAGGCAAATAATCGGCGGCACAAACCCCGCCGATTTTCTTTGCCGCAAAAATAAAATACGGAGGTAAAACCATGAGCGACAACATCAAAGACTTCCCCGCCGCAGAGGGCGCAGAAACAGGGGTACAAACACCCGCCCCGCTCCCGAAAAACGCAGGGAAAGGCGACGCAGGGGGCAATGTGGACGTGTACGTCCATAAATTCAAAAAGCCCTTTGAGTATGAGGGTAAAAAATATGAAACGCTTAACTTTTATTTTGAGCGTTTGACCGGGCGGGATATGATTGCCATTGAAAACGAAATGCAAGCGAGCAATGAGTTTGCGCTTGACCCGCTCTTGTCGCGTAATTTTCAAAGCAAGATGGCAAGCAGGGCGGGCGGCGTAGGAAGCGACGCATTGGAAGCCATGCCTTTTCAAGAGTTTGCTAAAATCACGAACGCCGCAAGAAATTTTTTAATGGAAGGTTCGGGCGTTTAGGCACAAGCCTCGGAAAATAGATTAGGCAACAGTCTTTAAGGGCGGCGCAAGCCACCTATACGCCTATACCGTTTTGGCTTGACCTCACGTTATCCGAGCTTGCAGACTGGATAAAAGATATTAACGCCGAATCCAAACAGCGTTAATAAAATATTTACAAATCACCCCTTGACATATGGCTACACACAAGTTATAATATATGTGTAGCCAAAAGAAAGGGGGTTAGATATGTCACCACGAACAGGCAGACCGACCGACGACCCGAAAAAAAATCAATACCGTATTCGCTTGTCAGACAAGGAAGTGAAGATGTTAGAGTATTGTTGCGAAAAAACAGGGTTGTCAAAATCGGACATTGTAAGGCGCGGCATTGACACAGTTTACAACGAATTACAGGCAAAAAAATAGAAACGCCCGTGTCCCCATCTAAAGCGACAACGAGCGTTTCAAACACAAACCGTAAAGGTTCGATATGAGCATTATATCATACTTTTGCGGAAATTACAAGGAGGTTTTTTATAATGTTATAAA